TCGGTGTAAGCATGAACCTGTTCCCTCTTAAATCCTGCTAGTGCAATTTCTAGTCTTGTTTCAGTACTATTTACCTGAATGACATTATAAGGTGGATAGTTATGTACGGATGTGTTAAAAACTCTGTCGAAGTATTCATCCATTCCAATCGAATTCTTTGCAATCCGATCCATCAGCTGATCCAAATTGGCAGCATTATACTTTGCTAGTGTCATGAGACTTCTCCTTTTTAAAGCGAGATTGTGTTGTGTGGACCCCGAAGGCGTCCAATACTATTTAACCACAAAACGAAAAAAAGAGATACAGTAAAAACCGTATCTCTTTATAGGGTGTTCCGATTGTAGAGTGTGCCGCACGAAAGACACGTATTATTTATTCTCCTTCTTCGGATTTTCCTCTTTTACCAATGTTGTATTTCTGTTCCAAAGTCCAGTCCTGCTTGTCTTTGTACGACAGAACTTTGATCTGATTCAGAGGTGCAATGTCAATAATCGAATCCTCGTTCAAGATCGTAATGAGTCCCCAATCAGAAAGAAGCTTAGTAATACGATTCCGACGCTGAACATCATTAATAGTAAGGTTAGCGTATTTCCCATCTAAGGCAAACAGTTCCTTAAAGTGAACAATGTAATACTTACCCTGTTTATGCAGGATATGACATGACTGATACAACTTCTTTTCTTTCCTAGAAGCTACACCAATACGAGTCAGAGTCTCTCTTACTTTGAGAAAGTCATCAGGTTCATTCAACCTGATCTCAACCATTTTTTCTTGAGACCAAGTTACCTGAGGTTCAACAGTTTGGGTCATTTCGTTCCACCAGTGTCAAGTCGTTGTTTGATAAATTCAATTTGTTCATTAGACAGAATTTTCAGTACTTGAGATGCTTTCTCATTATTATAACCATAATAACGTTTTACATACTCTAAATCTGATACCTTCTCTTTTCTAAGCCAAGGAGAGAATCTTTTCTTCTTTCTCAGAATATTTATATAAAAATTATATTGCATGTCCTTATCCAAGAAATGATACTTGTTCATTTCATTGGCAAACAAGACACAATCCAAGTGACCTGACAGACACTTATTAATAATAAAGGGAGGATATTCTCGTGCTAGAGTGGGGTCCTCATCGAGAATATTCTCCTTGTTAAAGTTGATTGAATTCAACCAATCTTTCAATTCCATATCAAAGGATCAACTTCTTACTAGGGGTTTTCAATGGAGAGAACATCTCTTCGTATTGATCTACCAATTCATCGTTAACATTGGCAATATACACAATCCACTTCTTATCAATTTCCAGTTCTTTCTCTTCACGTTTCAGAAGAGGTGCATAAGGTGCAAAACCAAGACGACCATCACCTTGATTAAATGCAACAATAGGATTCATGATAACAAGACTGTCATCTTTATCTTCGAGGACATCAGCCACTACATCCTCACCAGAGGACATACGAAATACTTTAACGTTCATAATTTTGTTCGATAGTGATTATATTTTCCTAGCCCCCATCAACCTGACACCCAATAAGGGCACCACCAACTATACCAGTTGGGATTGACCAGATCCAGTTCTTCTTCGTGGCTAGAGTTCCACCAGCAGCACCACCAAGAATACCACCAATGATAGAACCTTCAACACACGAATTATCGTCTACATTACTCTGAGGAGTATAAGGCTGTGTTCGAACTTGGTTCTTACAAGGAACCTCAACTCTCTCATTAAACTTTTTCACATATCCAGGACTATAACGTGTACCTGGAACATACTCCTCACGATAGACACTCTTATAACATTTAGTTTGTTGTGATCCACCTGGTTGATAATAGTTCTCAGCCAAGACTGGAATTGGAACAAACAATAAGGCCATTATTGCAAATACTTTATTCATTTGAAGTTGCATTCAACCATTATCTCAGTAAGACATGCCAACATATTTATTTCTTGGTCCGCGACAAAAGAACTTTGATACTGATACTTAGCAATAATGAGAACAGCAGCAGCGATCCCACTACCATCCAAGTGTGAATATATTGCGTCGTAAACACTACGAAGAAGTACGTGAGGATCGTTATCAAGATTATCCACGACCCACTTCCTGACCTTCGCAAATTCTTTATCCTTGAGATTTTTGAATAGTTCATCGGTTTTTACATTACTAAAAGCAGCAAGAATACCTGTGTCAATCTTACCACTGACAGAGTATCGTTGAAGTTCATTGAGAACCCTCCTCCAATCAGGGAAGTGTTTCTGAATTAATTCTACAAGTACTTTCGGATCATATTCCACACTCTCTGTCTCAAGAATAGTCCTGAGACGCTGGAAGAACTTGGCTGCAAGTTCTTGTCGTTCTTTTCCTTTGATTGCAAAGTCAACAACTGCACATCGAGAGTGAAGTGGGGATATGATTTTGTTTTTGTAGTTACAGGTGAAGATGAATCTACAGTTACCAATAAATTCCTCTGTAAACGCCCTAAGGCAGAGTTGTACATCTGGGGTTGTATTGTCTGCCTCATCAATGATGATGACTTTGTGTTTAGCAGTTGACGAAAGTGAGACGGTCGAAGCGAAGTTTTTCGCATTGTTTCTGACAGTATCGAGGAATCGACCTTCGTCGGATCCATTAATGACATAATAATCTACTCCAAGTTCATGACAAAGTGCTTTAGCAACTGTGGTCTTACCACATCCAGGTGGGCCAGATAGAAGGAGATTTGGTACCTCTCCTTTTTCAACAAATTGTTTGAAAGTATTCTTAATTCCATCAGGAAGAATACAATCTTCAATAGTCTGGGGTCGATACGATTCAACCCAGACAAATTCATTACGACTCATCAATTTTCCTCAACTCAAAAGAACCGTCTCCACGGTCAGTCCATTCTAACATATCCCCCTCTTTCCATCCAGTAACTTCAATCAATTCTGGAGGGAAAGTCAATATACCATCATCATCAATAGTAATAGTTGTTTTCATACCCATTCTGGTTTACGTTCAGGAATACGAAGATAGTTATCTTTTACCCAAGGTTTAGATGCGATATACATCTTGTATGCATCAAATGTCGAGATATTTGTATCAAATTTATACTCGTCTGGCATAGCTCGAACAAACGGTGTTGTTTCTTTACCACTTCTTCCTGTTGGATCACCAGTGGGAAGAATCTCTTGGGCAGCAAGAAGAGAATGAAAGCAAGTGTGAGTTTTACCATACCTCATCTTGTACTCATCGCATAAAGCGATACCATGATGAAGTAACCATTGCCAGTTCATCACGAATTCGTTTGCCCACTTGGTACAGGGATGGTTACGGAAGGCACCTTTCTCGGTACTGTAAGGGGTTCCATCGGCCTTAGGGATGGTTCCGAACCCATGACCCCACTTCTCTGAACAGACGATAGAGAGCATTTGACATGTCTCTAGGGGCATCTTGACAATGTGTTTGTCGGGGAGAACTTTGGCAGACTCCCATGGATCCGAACTCGTAACAAAAATATTCATTGCAATGGTCTCGTAAACATTTCAGATACTATATCAGTTGCACCCATGGCTTCATACATGTATGTTGCACCAGATCTTGGATTGGTATGATCACCACAAGTGAACACGTCACATACTGCCATACCATTCTCAGGCCATGTGTGGATTGAGATATGGGACTCTGCAAGAAGAGCAATGGCAGTCACACCATGTGGGTCGAACTTATGGGATGATACATCAAGGAGAGTACTTTCGGAAAGAGAGGCAGCATTAGCAAGAACATTACGAATGTGTGCCTCGTCATCCAATAAACCATAAGGACAACCCTTCAATGTGAAGAGTATGTGTCTCATCAACCGAAAGTGGAATCAGGTTCCAGGGCGATGTAATATGTCACATCGATGTTTTGATTCTGGAAGCGAGACAGAAGTTTTTCTGATACTACTACATCATAGTTGCCAGGAACGATCTTGAGGTTCTCTTCTTTAAAGTTGAACACAAAGTCAGTATCGGTCTCACCAACAACAATAGAGAAGTCATTAGAGGTATCGTTCTTCTTATCACGAGCAACCAACTTGATGACACCAGCTTCACCGATGACAGAGATATCGGGGAGTTGATAGACAGATGCAGCCTTCTTCAGTTTCTCCAGTTGTTGACTGGTCAGTTGGAAACAAACATCTTCAGTCGGAAGAGTAATCTCTTTCTCAGGAGGTGCAACGATTACAGACGGATCTGCAAAGAAATACTTAGACCGAGAACGACCTTCTTTGATCACAACATACTGATCATTGTCAAAGTCAAGATCAGGAGAGGAGTGAAGAGACAGACCGTTGAGGAACTGATTCAAATCATAGATACCAAAGTCTTTGGGAAACTCTTCAGCAACATTAGCTTCAACCAGGATGTTCTTCATGACCGAAATACTTCGGAGTTTTTG